AACTTATCTCAGCATGGATCAATTTGGAAAAGTAGTTGGTGCAAATGCAGATGTATTGGCATCATTTAAAGGAGGCGTTCAGGGCGGAACTAAAGCCTTTTCTGATGTGTTAGCAAGTTTACAGCGACAAGGATCGGATACTGGCAACATGATGGCCAATCTTGGTATTGGATTTGAAGAAGCAGCACAGCTAACAGCACAATTCATGCGCGGCCAAGGCAATATGAATAGAACAGGGCAGATGAGTGCTGACCAATTGGCAAAAGCCACTGCTGATTATGCTGCGGAGTTAACTGGACTTAGCGATTTAACAGGGCAAAGTAGAAAAGCATTGGCTGAAAAAGTCAACGAAGAAATGGCCGAAGCACAGTTTCAGAATTTCCTTAATACACTTGATCCTAAAGAAGCCGCAAAACTTCAAGAGGCTGTGGCAATAGAATTTGCAGCAACAGGGAAAGCAGGAGCCGATGCGTTAAAAGCCAGTGCTGCTGGTTTTCCACCGATGACAAAGGCCTCGCAGATGTTTACTGCCACGCAAGAATCCAGTGTAGAAAGACAACGAGAATTGATGAGCAAAATAAAAGACTCCAGTGTGGATCTTGATACTTTTCGAGTTCAGTCAAAACAAATATTAGCAAACTCTTTGGAAGGTATGAAGGAAGATCAAAAGAAAATTGCCACTGTGGCCATGGCGGGAGTTTTATCAGGCGGATCGGAACTTTCAAAATCTGTCGAAGCAATTACCAAATTGTTAAACACCACATACGGAAAAAGTGCTGCAGAAATAAATGAAATGCTTTCAAAACCTAGAATAACCGCACCTCAAACATCAGAGGCCACCATAGGCATGGATCAGCAAAGAGCAATAATAAAATCTTCAAATGAGGCTTTAAAATCGATGCAACCTATTCTAGATTTGTCCTTAAGAGCAGGGACTCAAATCTCTGAAGTATTAAACGGTACTGCTAAGGCAATATCTACTAGACTACCGGCAATAATTAGTTATATTGACAGCACTGTGAAAACAATAGGTCCTGCTGTGGGATCCATGGTAGGAAAAACCATGTCTCCTGATCAGTTGATGGAAAAGGTTGGACAGACTGTAGACAAAGCAGGCAGTGAAATAAAAAAACGAACTGATGCAGTATTAAGCGGCGATAAAAATCAGCTAAAAACATTATATAATGATATGAAAGCAGGATGGGACTCGGTGATAAAACATATTAAAGATTCAATCCCATCCTTGAACAGCATCATATTTGGAGGACCTCCGACTCCTGGGGGTACTAACAGACCTGGCGGACAATCGAGTTCCTCTGAAAAAAATATAGTAGATAGATTGGAAGAAATTAAAAATTATTTCAAGGCCGCTGTAGAAAGTATGCTTCCAGGGCCGCCATCAACTTCACCTGCTCCAACACTGCCGGGCAGAGCCGAGTCTTCGGCTTCACCTACTCCAAGATTGCCGGGCAGAGCCGAAGGTGGTGCAACAACTCCTGGATCATATATAGTCGGTGAAGAAGGTCCTGAAGTAGTAAATCTTGGTACTCGTGGCGATGTTATCAACAATGACAATCTCACTGCTATGATATCCGCACTGTCCAATCAGAACAACATGGGAGAAAGCATAGATCAGTTAAATAACACTAACAGTCAAATGTTGTCAGCAATTCGAGATTTGATAGATATCAGTAAACGAAATTTAACTGCTACAAAAGGCTTAAACGGAAACCTATTTGCAGCTTAACTATGTCAAATAAACAATTCAGTAACGGGGAACTTTAATGGCAGGGTGGCGTAAGTATTTTACTCCCGTTAACACCGGCGGAAAACTAAGTCCAGTTAGCGGATCAATGGCCGGAAACAGTTCTGCCAACCCCAGCAGAACCAACTATTCCAGTTACTTGCCTGATGTATATTCCGGTCATCCTAATCGTCTTGAACGTTATGGTCAATACGATACCATGGACTGGGACAGCGAAGTCAATGCTGCATTGGATATTCTGGCAGAATTCTGTACACAAGCCAACGAAGAAAATGGTACACCTTTTCAGGTATTCTTTAAAGAATCTGCCACCGGTACTGAAATCAAGATCATTAAAAAATATCTACAACAGTGGACTAAACTAAACAATTTTCATACCAGAATTTTCAAAATAGTTCGTAATGCTTTCAAATATGGTGACACTTTCTTTGTGAGAGACCCGGAGACACAAGCATGGATGTATATTGATCCTGCCAAAGTTGACAAAGTCATTGTAAACGAAAGCGAAGGTAAAAAACCCGAACAATATATCATCAGAGACTTTAATCCCAACTTGGAAACACTGGCCACCACTGCTATCAATCCCAGTAACCTACATGCCGGAGGCAGTCAAGTCGGCGGTAGTTATGGCACAGGACAAGGCGGTGCCGGTGGATCGCGTGGTATGGTTGGAGCATTTCCTACCAGCACCAACAGCAGCAGATTCCAACAGAATCAAAATCAATATGCTATTGATGCCAAACATGTAATACATATCAGCATGAGCGAAGGGCTAGACAATAACTATCCCTTTGGTAATAGCCTAATGGAAAGCATCTTCAAAGTGTTCAAACAAAAAGAACTACTTGAAGACAGTATTCTAATCTATCGTATCCAACGTGCTCCGGAGCGTCGTGTATTCTATATTGATGTAGGTAATATGCCAAGCCATTTGGCCATGAGCTTTGTTGAGCGTGTTAAAAACGAAGTTAATCAACGCCGTATTCCAAGCACAACAGGTGGTAGTCAAACTGTAGTAGATGCTGGTTATAATCCTCTCAGCATCAATGAGGATTACTTCTTCCCACAAACAGCAGAAGGCCGTGGTAGTAAGGTAGAAATTCTTCAAGGTGGGCAAAATCTAGGAGAAATTGATGACCTCAAATACTTCACAAACAAGTTATTCAGAGCTCTCCGTATACCTAGTAGTTATCTACCAACTGGTGCCGACGATGGTGGCAGCAACTTTAATGACGGTCGAGTAGGTACAGCTTATATTCAAGAATTGCGATTTAACGAATACTGTAAACGACTACAAAGTCTCATGCACGAGGCATTTGATACTGAATTCAAACGATATTTAAATAATAAAGGTATTAACATTGACAGTAATATTTTTGATGTTAAGTTTAATCCTCCGCAGAATTTTGCCAGTTATCGTCAAGCAGAAATGGATACAGCCCGTGTCAACACATTTAATGTTATGGTAGCTGTTCCTTTTGTCAGCAAGAGATTTGCTATGAAACGTTTCTTGGGAATGACTGCGGAGGAGGTGGCAGAGAATGAACGCATGTGGAACGAAGAAAATATAGATGAAGATACCAAGCTCAGTGCCAGTGCCGAAATGCGCAGTGCTGGAGTTACTGCCGGCGGCATGGCCGGCGATTTAAGCAGCCTGGGTGCCAATACAGCAGAGCCGGTACCTGCAGGTGAAGAAGGTGCTCCTACAGCAGGTGGGCCAACACCCCTTCCACCCGGTGGTGCTGCTCCTGCAGCCTGAGATAAATAATGCTATGATACTGCGAGAATTCATTTATTTTGACAAGGATCATGCAGACTCACACGAGGACGGCAGATATCTCAGTCAAAATGATACCACGGTGTTGCGGCAAGGCGACCTACGTAAAAGCAGATTAACATTGCGTATGATTAATACCATACGCAAAGCAGCTGAGTCCCACAGCAAAGAAGTTAAAAAAGAATTGGGATTGGTTAGAAAAATGTATGCTGCTCCGCCAGCTGAAGCAGCACCAGCATAAACTACATGGATAATTTTGATTTTTTAAAGCTAAATATTTTAAACAAAACCACAACAGAATTTATTAAATTCTACCTCTCAGGACCAAAATTGCGTGTTTTTGGCCTATTTCCTGTAGCATATTTGTAATGATCTTAAATATAGTATAGCCTTGCCGCTACCCTATAGGAGAATTTGCAAATGTCTACGAAATTTCAACAACTACTTGACTATATTGTCAACGAAGAGATGGATAAGGCCAACGAGCTTTTCCACGAAATCGTTGTAGAAAAGTCAAGATCAATTTACGAAAACCTCATCGCCGATGAAGAAATGGACGAGTCCGCAAAGGACGAGGAAATGGACGAAAGTGCTGATGACGAAATGGACGAGTCCATGGACGATGAAGTCGATGAAGGTGCCGAAGAACTAGAAGATAGTTTTTCAATGGAAGCCGATGACGAAGAGGACGACAACGGTTTTGCAGCCGGTGATGCCACAGACGATCTAGGCATGGACACCATGGACGACGAAATGGACGGTGAAGAAGGTGGCGAAGAACAAGCCATGTTTGACATCAAGAACGCCATTGAAGAACTAGAAGCAGCCTTTGCTGAACTAGAAGCAGCCCAGGGCGGAGAAATGGGTGATGACGAGTTTGGGGACGAAGAAGGTGATGAAGAGTTTGGCGACGAAGAAGATGACGAAGAGCTTGAAATGGGCTTTTTTGAAGGACGTCGTTTACGTGAATATCGCGAAGCTGTCCCTGCCGGTCACGGTGCTGAAAAGAAAGGTGCTGCCGAAGGCGGTATCGCAGGTGCTAATACAGGCGAAAAAATGCCCAGTGGTACCAACACCAAGAGCATCGTAAGCAGCGGTAAAGGCAAGCCAACAACTGGCGCCGATGCTAAAAACATACTAGGTAAAAGTGCTACAGCAGACGAAGACGGTACAACACCACACGGTAAAGTTGGCGGTCTAGTTAAGAGTGGTGGTCAATTCACCAAAGGTGTTGAAAAGAACATCTCCAGTAGCGCGAAATCCAGCATGAAAGATGGTGCTGCTCTAAACCGTCAAGGTGCTGGATATCCAGGCAATAACAAGACCCCAGGCCCAGTTGGAAGTGGAACAGGCGACAAGGCTGGCCAGACCAGTGTTGGTCAAGTTAAGAGCCCGCTAAACGGTGCTCCTAATCGCAACGCCTAATAGAGAAACAGGATGAAATTGGCATATCTAAGAGAACACCTGAGTTTCGACCAAAGCGGCATCGTTTTGGAAAGTGACGACAAGGATGGTAAGAACCTTTACTTGAAAGGCATTACCATCCAGGGCGGTATTCGCAATGCCAATCAACGTGTTTATCCGGTGGATGAAATTGAACGTGCTGTAAAAACACTGAATGATCAGATTCAAAATGGTTATTCAGTGTTGGGTGAAGTCGATCATCCCGATGATTTAAAAGTGAACTTGGATCGTGTGTCTCATATGATTACTCATATGTGGATGGAAGGTCCTAATGGATATGGAAAGATGAAAATCCTTCCTACACCAATGGGTAATTTAATTCGTACTATGCTTGAAAGCGGTGTAAAACTTGGCGTGAGTTCTCGTGGTAGCGGCAATGTCAACGACATGAACGGCCATGTATCCGATTTTGAGATTATTACGGTAGATGTGGTTGCCCAACCCAGTGCCCCTGGTGCTTATCCAACTCCAGTCTACGAACATTTAATGAATGCTCGTGGCGGGAATCGAGCATTTACAGTGGCACAAGAAACGAAAGAAGATCCAAAGGCCCAGAAATATTTGAAGGAAAGTCTCCTGAAAATTATTAAAGGTCTAAAATAAGCCCGAGGAGAAAAGAAAATGGACGCATTCAAACAGTTGGTCGAAAGTGGCTTAATTAACGAAGATGTTAGATCTGAGTTAGAAACTGCCTTTGCCCAAAAATTACAAGAGAATCGCGACCAAGTCACCGCTGAACTTCGTGAAGAATTTGCACAAAAATACAGTTACGACAAGACTGTTATGGTTGAGGCAATCGACAGGATGTTGAGCGACAGATTGGCCGTAGAAATGGCCGAGTTGCACAGTGATAGAACAGATTTAGCAGAAGCTAAAAAGGCATACAAAGAAAAAATGTCTAAAGATGGCAAAAAGCTAGAAGGTTTTGTAATCAACCAACTTGGTAAAGAACTAGTAGAGTTCCAAAACGATCGCAAGAAAGTTAGTGAGAACTTTGCTAAACTAGAGCAATTTGTAGTACATGCTCTAGCTGGAGAAATCAAAGAATTTGCCCAGGACAAACGTGACCTAGCTGAAACTAAAGTTAAATTAGTTCGCGAGGCCAAAGACAAATTTGAGACTATCAAACAAACCTTCATTAAACGATCTGCCAAGGTCGTCGAAGCCACTGTTACACGTAAATTAACATCTGAAATCAAGCAATTGAAAGAGGATATTGATAGCAGTCGTAACAACAGCTTTGGTCGTAAGATTTATGAAGCGTTTGCTCAGGAGTTCGCAGGATCTTACTTAAATGAAAAATCTGAAACAGCAAAACTG